ATTAACATAATCATCTATTTTTTTAAGATTATGTTTTCTTTGTATAGCTTTATAAATAGAATCAAATATTAATTTTACAATTAACCCTTGTATCATTGCAAAATACCAACCAAACTAATAGCTACTGTTAGTATAGTAAACAGAGTAAGACCTATTGTTTTTAACTTAACAATATCATTTTCTGCTCTATTTAATCTACCATTTACTCTTTCTAAATGTTCAAAGTTTGCATCAACTTTTTCTTTTATATAGGCAAGATGAGTCATTACCTCGCCTCTATACTCATCAGTATTTTTTGTTTTCATTCCTCTCCTGCATACGAAGAAACTTGTCCTTCAAACCATTGCCTGATAATTCAGCAATGATTGTTACTAGGGTTTTAAAACTATTCTCTATACCTTTTTGCTCTAATTGTTGTTTTTTACTATTATCTATTAATTTAATAATAATCCCTTCAACACGAGTAAAAGATTCTCTTAATTCTTTTTGAAGCTCATCTTGTATAAACTTGTTTTGTTTTTGTATAAATAGCCAAAATGCTACAGCTACTACTAATGGCACACCATATCTTTCTAATAATTCTAACCAATCCATTTAATATCCCATTAAAATATTATAAATAAATACAATAACATAAATACACAAAAATAATAATCCACCCCATATAACCATCATAATCCAAATTAAAATGATTTGATCGAATGTACTTAACCTTTTATTACCTCTCCCCATAAACATGTTTTTCCATTTATGATTTGTATAATGTGAACTGTAAATAAACCTCTCTCAAAAAAATCTACTATAGCAAAAGCATGACTCCAGTTAATTCTTCTATTACCAAGCCACTCATTTGCTTCTGCTGACATATCCTTTAAACATCCAATACTCCAAGCAGATTTTTGACCATCCATATGGGTAGCAGACATTTGTTGTAAGTCGTGCCAATGTCCATACATTATATTGCAACCAAGTTTTCTTAAATGGTTTGCTGTATGATATTGACCTCCATAGTGATGTCCATGATAAAAATTTAATTTTCCAATCTTTAAATACTTACCCATAGGATAATAATCATATCCTCTATCAGCCAAATTAACTGCATTAGCAAAGTTGTATTGAGGGATGTAAGGGTATTTAGAAACTGCAATATTAAGCCAATTATCATGATTCCCTTCTGTTATATATTTTTCCTTACAATTTGCCTTATCAAGGGATTCATCTATCATATCCATTCCCTTGTTTACATCTTTTATATCTTTTTTAAAATCTTTTATAAGAAACTCTAATGGTGGGGCTTTCTTATTTTTAAATTTCCAATGAGAGAAGCCTTCCCATTCACCAACATCTCCCAAATCGACATAAGCATCAGGCTTGACTATTTCTATAGTCTTTTTAAGTACATTTATTGCTTTTTGATCGTGTAGGGGAAAATGCTTATCAGGTGTAACGACAACTCTTTTAATGACTCCAAAGTCTTTGTTTGCCATACATTTCCTCTTAATTCTTTGAAGTAAGTTAATAATTTTTTATGAAAAATAAAAATTAGGCAAGGCTACGAATAATCTCACTAAGCTCTTGACTTCTAGTTGGAGTTTGTTTATGCCAAAGGGAATCGAGCATTTCATCTGCAGCTTCTTCGTATTGTTCAGTTTCTAAATAGTATATAGTTTTTTTAAACTTGGAGAATCCTGAGATTCCTAATTGATAGCACATTTCAAAAACTACATCTTGAACTATTTTTGGAGAATTGTTATACCAATCTAATGTTAATATTATTCTTTTCGTTAATTTTTCTATTTTTCTTTCAAGGATAATATCAGCAATATCTTTTTCTATTTCCAAATCTTTTATAGCAAAACCATATCCTATAGTATCATAACCCTCAGTACATTTATAAACCCTAGACCTAAAGCCTTCGTGTTTTTTAATATTATCTATCAGATTCATTTTTTTTAATCTTCAAATCCTAAATATATATCCATAGTTCCTGTAGCACCTGTTGAAGCAGGATCGCCTCTCCAAATACCACCGACATAAATTGTATTAGAATTTGCTGCAGGTTGTAAAAGAAGTCCTATATTTGTCTTTGTAATAGCATAAGCTGTTAGCAAATCTCCTTCTGATAAAGTCATTTGGACATTACCACATATTTGTACTGCTTGTGCTTCTGCACCAGTTATATCTACTGCTGCACTACCTGCAGTTGCACCACCTACCAGTCCTTGTGCTGCTGTTGGAGCAGTACCATCTGCATCTGAACCTATGCAAAATACAAGTTCTATAGGAGCTGCAGAGTCATCTGCATCTAACATTGCAACACTTTGGAGCATTGTAGCGACACCTTTTTCAGATGAAGCACCTGTAACTGCAGTCCAATCAAAAGCTACATCATTATCAGCATTATCATCTGCTGTCATTGTTGGTTGAATTTTAACAACCCTTCTGAGATTTCTTTTTATCTCACTCATTTTTTCTCCTTTTTAACTTTTTCTTTTTTAGGCTTTGCTTTAGGTTCTTCTAAAACTTCTATATCAAACTTTCCACTTTTTTTCCATTGCTCTAATCTTGCCTTTCCTACCATATATTCCACATCAGTTCTTTTCCCTGATGGAGAGAATACACCTTTAAATTTTATTTTTATATCTTTCATATTTCCTCCAGTTAATGCAAGGGGAGCATAAACTCCCCTTACAAGATTAATAAACTCAGTTAGAGTTTTCTACCAAGAAGTTGTACCTTCTTCAACGATACCCCAACATTTAGTTTGAGAAGCATCTTGAACTAATTTAGCTCCACCGATATAATCGCCAACTAATTTGTGTGCGATATAATCAATGTCATATTCTGAAGCTACTGTAGGTGCTTTGCTAAATCCATAAGCTAAAGCTGAATTATGAACAACGAATCCACCAAGAACATTGCCATCAGTTAATGCACCATCATCAGAATCAACAGCATCATTATGATTTGTTGATGTGATGTTATTAGAAAGAACAACATCCATACCCATAACTGATCCAACTAAACCATTTTGAATGTTAGCTGTGTTAGTTTTAGAAATATGAATAAAGTCATCTATTCTAAACAATGAAGCATATAAAGTTGGATTTAAAATTAAAGTACACTCATTAAGTGGACAATCATTTTCCATTACAACTTTAGATATATGTGCTAATGTTAAAGCATCAATAGTCTTTGCAACTGTGTTGCCTGCTATATTGATACACTCAGTAGTTAATGCTAATGCAGCCTCTACCTCTGTTTCAAAACCTAAAGCTAATTTATAGCCAATAGAGTCTGAATACATAGATAATAAATCACTACTTGCTTGAACTACTCCCATATCCTCAACCATTGCTGAAGCATATTTATGTGAAGTTAGAGCTAAAGCGATTGAATCTTCAGTTGCATTAGTATAGTTTACTGGAACATGAGGTGCTTTAGTAGCTGCATTTGCTACATCTGCTACAGATGGTATATTTACTGTATCGCCACCTGCTGTTACTAAACCTGAGTAATCAGTTCCAACATTTGTCATTACTAAGTTTTTTTTGAATGAAGCTCTTACTGCTGCCGACCAAATCTCTGGTATAAATACTGCTAATTCAGTATCAGAGGCTTGAGAAGCTACAGGGTTAGCTGATCCTATAGTTGTTGCCATTTATTTTCCCTCCTAAAGGAATTAAACTCTCTTTCAACTGCCGAAGCCTTCATTTTGAGAGTTATTATTTTCTAGCTCCTTTTGACTTTTTGGTATATTGGCTAACAATATTATTCCAATTTTCTTTTAAAGATTCTTTATTTTGCCAATCAACTGGCTTATCTGGAATAACATTTCTAGCATTACCAACAACTTCAGGAGCATTTGGTTTTATGTTATTAATTTTACTTGTTACATATTCAAGAGTATCTAAATTTAATTTAGATAAAGACTCTCTATCTTCTTCAGGATGACTTTCTAAAAGTTTTCCTCGTCTAGTTTCTTCATACTTAGTCCACTTTTCAGCATTAGCAGTTAAACTCTCAACTTGAGAAGAAGCCTTTTCATACAATGTTTTAAATTCTTCTTTCTCTTTTAGTTTGCTTTCTTCTTGTTGTGTGAACTTTTTTTCTAACTCAGCTAAACGATTTTGAGCATCCTGTTTTTTTTGCCTTTGAGATTTGCTGTAGGCTTGCTCTGCCTTTAATTTCTCAATTAAGGCTTCTTGAGAAATTTCTTTAGCAGGACTTTCACTTACTGTTTCTGTCGTTGCTTGTGTGTTTTCTTCGGACATACTGTCCTCCTTCTTGTTATAAAAAACATTAAT